TATGTTTTATTAAATGTTGCCATTTATTACGATGTTTACCAGTCATGATTTTAATATTTAAACATCGTTGTAATGGTCTTTGAATTACTTCTGTGATAACAACACCATACATTCTATTTTGTACATCTTGTTCACTATCCCAAAGAAACCATAATTGCATTTTGTTTTCTTTAATCCATTCTTTAAAATGGTTTTCGTTAGCATAACCATTAGATCTAGCAAGAGCATTAGCTATTAAACCTTTACAGTGATGCCAAACACTATCAATATTTTCTTTTGGTATTTGTACCAGTTCAATCACGTAATTTCTAAATAAGACACAATAACATGTAACTGATTACCAGCTGATGCTTGTGCTTTAAGTATTTCTCCTGCTGATAATACTAAAGGTTGATTTAATAGTTCTAATGTTTGTTTAGCACTAAATGCTTTATCTTTATATAAGTTAAAAATATCAGATCCATTAACTAATGTTAATGTCAATGATGGTGTACTACCTGCATCCTCTGATGCTATTATAGATTTTATAATAATTGTAGATCCACTTGCTGCTGTTAGTACAGAAATAAGATTAGTATTAATTAAATCTACTTTAGCGTTTTTGTAAATGTTAGCCATCTTTTCCTTCTTCAACTATATAATTATAAGTTTTTAATTGACTATCTCCTTTGCCAATAACTCCTATTGGAACAACATTAAAAGCTATTGAATATCTATCCTTTTGGCTATTATTTTTTCCTACTGCATGAAACATCTCAGATGGAAATAAAACTATTTTATTATCTGAAGGTTCAATATAAAAATCATCTGAATTTAAAACATTTTGTTCGCTAACTATTAAATTATTTCGTTTATTTTGAAACGAACTAAATCTTAAATTTCCGCAATTCTTATGTGTGTCAGCATAATAAATACCACTATAAAAACAATTATTGTGATTATGCCAATGAGATTGATTTCCTGGTTTTGATTTAGCAACCCAAGAAGTAGTTATTTTAAAATCATTATAATTATACTTCATAGTATTTTTCATGAAATCATTTACAATTTCTATTATTTTAGATTTTAAAAATTTTAATTCTGGTTTATCTAATAGATACATTTCAATTGAAGATAATGGTAAATTTTCATTATCAACATTAATTCCAGCTTCTTCGTAATTTTCTTCTTTTAAAAGATTTAAAATTTTAATTCTTTCTTTTTCAGATAAATTTAAATTCCCTGTTGAAAGAACTTTAGAAAATAATTGAAAATATGTGTCTATCATTATGCCACATATCTTATCACAATAACTCCATCAGCACCAGCACTACCACCATAGTTGACTTCACCGCCACCACCGCCACCGCCAGTGTTAGCTACCGCACTTGCAGGTGGATAGTTTTGTGCTCCACCTCTTGCACCACCACCAACTCCAGGTGTTTGAGGTCCACCATTAGGATTTTGATGTGATCCACCACCACCACCAGCAATATAAAGTGTTCCAGTTGAATTTGCAGTTGTTGCATTGTTGTTACTGTCTGTACCAGCAAGAGCTCCTTTTAAAAATGCTGCTGTTTCTTCTGCTGCTGTGCCTAATGGATTTGTTAGAACTATAAAATCTCCTTTTCCATCTCCACCTTCTTGGTTGTGTCCAGGAGCACCAGCTCCTCCGCCACCTCCACCAGGATTGTAGCCATTAAACCAACCAGCACCACTATTTCCATATCCATATCCAAGTCCGCTTTGGTTGCTACCTCCACCGCCACCAGGTGATCCTCCAGAGTTACCTGATGAGTTTCCACCACCAGATCCTCCACTTCCACCACCACCTGAGTTTCCACTTCCGAAACCACCACCTTTTGCAGTGTGTGAATTAAATGTAGAATCGCCTCCTGAATTACCATTTCCATTGTTAGGTTGAGCAGCTCCTCCAGAACCAACTACAGCTTGATAAGTTCCAGCAGATAAAGATTGGTTAATAAACCATACAAGACCACCAGCTCCTCCTCCGCCTCCTCGGCTTTTTCCTCCACCGCCTCCGCCACCAACAATCATGTAGTCAATAGTTTTAGCACTTGGAAGTATAAAGTTGCCAGTTTGTGTAAATTTATGAATTTTATAATTAACACTATTATAAGTATAGGTAGCTTCATAATCACCTCCAGTAATAGTATTGTCTTTAATAATAATACTAAATGCTCTGTCTGCATTTTTTGAATTTGCAGTTGCTCTTAAAGTAAAGCTTAGTGTAGTATCTGAATTTACATCATTAGGAGAACCACTGATAATTCCATTTGCTGATCCAATAGATAATCCTGCATTAGCTAAAACAGAAGCTGTTTCTGAATAGGCAATTGTATCTCCATCTGGATCTGTTGCAGCAACTGTAACATGATTTCCAGAGGCATCATCGTTAATAGTTCCTAAACTACCAGCTGATGTAGTCCAACTTGGCGAAGTATCTACATTAATTTGATTTTGAAGTGTTGCATTTAATCCATTCGTATTTGTAACTTTAACACTGTAAGGTTCTTGAGCATTTAAAAAAGATGATTTAGGTGCAACTGCTGTTATTTGCGTTGAACTATCTACTGTTGTAGATGAAGCATCAAAACTAACACCAGCACCGCCAACAAAAGTTATAATTGCTCCAGAGTTAAAGCTTGTACCAGTAACAACTATTGTTTGATTGCCTCCTGCTCCACTATCAACTTCTGTAACGTCAACAGATGTAACTGTTGGTGGTTCATCAATAGTTTTAAAAGCATTACCAGTGTAATACTCAGCCAATCCAGTTGTTGTATTAAATCTAAATTGTCCAGTTGTACTGCCTCTTTGAGCAGTTGTACCACTCGCAACTTTTGTTCCTTCAGTTCCAGTATCAACTATGTTTTCAAAATTAGTTCCTTTTATATTTCTGTATTTAGTAGTCATAATTATTTATCCTTTAGTAACCATCCTTGAGTTGCGTTGTAATAAACTAAACCTAGACCAGCTCTTTCTGTTTCAACATCTAAGTCTGCAGCTACTCCTTGAATTTTATGTGAGTTTCTATCTACTGTTAGTTTATTTGTGTCAAATGTTCCTGAAACATCTAAAAATCTAATTTCATCTCCAGCACTAGCTGATGATGGTAAAGTCGCTGTTACTGTGTTTGAAGAAGTATCTACAAAATAATTTTTTCTTGCTTCTGCTGTAAAGTTTGCACTTTTACTTTCCCAAACTGCACCTAAAGCACTAGCTGGTAATCTTGCTTCTGCTACAGTACCACTTGCTAAATTACTTGCATTTAAAGCTGTTAAACTTGCTCCTGCTCCAGCAACATTGGTAGCTGTAAGATTACCAGTAAAATTAATAGTTCCTGTACCATTAATTGTATTTGAGTTTAAATCTAAATTTCCACCAAGTTGAGGTGTACTATCATCAACTACATTTGCAATTCCTGGTGCAATAGATGTCCAAGAAGAACCATTATAATATTTTAAATTATTATCTGATGTATTGTAGGCTAAATCTCCAGCATCTAGTGAAGATGTAGGGTCTGAAGAACCAATTCTGTATTGATTAGCAAAACTATTTACGTCTGTAATATTTGTAGCTACAGTATTTACGTTAGCTATAGAACCACCTACTAAATTTACATTAGTTATTGAACCACCTGTATTATTAACATTAGTTATGTTTGCAGCAACAGTTGTTAAATTATTATTTACAACTGAAATTGTATTACCCATGCTGTTTCCATGTTGGGTACAATAATATCTTAATGAGTTTGGAGCATTAGCTGCAACAACAATCGTAACTTTAGCTCCTGCATTTCCAGCAGTTCCAGTAGTCGTAACTCCAGTCGTATATGAGTTTCCAGATCCATCTTTAAATGCTAATGGATGACCTGAGTTTGAATTGTCTGATAAATCAAAAATATAAGTTCCTCCTCTGTCTATAGTAAGAGTAGGATTATTTGTTCCATCAATTACAAAAACATTTCCAGATCCAGGATTAGTAACTGTAACCGTAAAAGTCGTTTCAAGACTTAAAGCTCCAGCTAATTGATTAACATTAGTTATTGAGCCACCTACATTAGTAACATTAGTGTCGTTAGCTGCTACTGTGTTTATATTAGTAGTGTTTCCAGCAACTGTTGTTACATTAGATGATATTCCAGCTACAGTAGTTACATTTGAACTAATACCTGCAACTGTACCAATATCTGTTGCATCACCTGCTACTGCAGTAATATTTGAATCGTTATTTGCAACTGTTGTAATATTAGATGAAATACTTGCTACTGTTGTTACTTCAGTAGCTTTTGGTTGTAATCTATGAAATGTATAAGTATTTAATGTAGAAGTAGTTTCTAATAATACACCAAAACCAGCAGTTAAAACTGTAGAACCACATCCAGTTATTGTAACTGTATTTGATCCTTGTCCATTAGCAATAGTAACTGTTCCTGTTGATGGAGTTCTTGTTGAAGATATTTCTTTAATAGATACTATTGTACCTGTGCCATTATTAACATCAGGGTTAGCTGATGGAAAACTTGTTTCATTTGCAATAGCTACAAATCCACCTACATCATCTACTAAATCTATAACTCTTGCATCAATAGCTGCTGTTGTTGCTATATTATTATTATCTGATGACCAAGTATCGCCTGATGAAATAGTTTCTGTTGAATCTTGTCTAAAGTATCTTGCATCAGAAGCTGATGTTGTAAAAAATGATGTATCATTAGGAGTAGATGATGAATGTTCTGAGTTTGTAACTATAGTTGCATCTGCAATTTTATCAATTGTTACTGCATCATCAGCTATTTTTGCTGTTGTAATATTAGAATCTGCAATATGAGCAGTATCAATACTGCCATCTACATAATGCTCTGAATTTATACTATCATCTGCAATTTTAGTTCCATCTACAGCATCACCAGCAATTTTTGCAGTAGTTACATTAGCATCTGCTATTTTAACAGTAGTTACATTGGCATTTGCTATTTTAGAAGTTGTAATATTTGCATCTGCAATTTTTGCTGTTGTAACATTTGCGTCTGTAATTTTAGCTGTAGTTATTTGTGCGTCAGCTATGTGAGCTGTATCTATTGAACCATCAGTATAATGTTCTGAGTTTATAGCATCATCTGCTATCTTGGCTCCAGTTATAGCGTCAGCTGCAATTTTAGCTGTAGATACAGAATTAGATTTTAGATTAGCAGAATCAATAACATCTTCAGGTATTGAATTATTTGTTTGAGATAATGCTGCAAGATATATTACTAAAGTTTCACTTTGTAATGAACCTGAATCCCAAGTAACATTTACTGTTGTATTTGTTGAAAATGATGAACTAGATATAGTTCCAATTATTGTTCCTGTTGAAGATCCAACAGCTTTAATTCTTCTATTAGCATGATAAACAGAAGTAACATTAGCTCCTGCTATTGTAAATGATGTACCACTTGCATATGCAAATGTATGTGCACCATCACCATCACCATAAATTACCCATTGAGAGTCATTGTAAAACTCTCGTATATCAGCAGTAATGGCTCTAAAAGCATTGTTAATATTTGAAGGTAACATACCTTCAGCAATACTAACACCTCCTACTGAAGTATTATTACTAGCTGTTGTACTATAATCTTTTATTCCTGCCATTTATTCTCCCTTAACTCATAAACCAGGCGAATGCTTTATCATTCTCTGTATTATTTTTGTTAATTAATTCATTTACACTTTGTTCTAATTGTCTTTGAAAAAATTCTTGTGATTCAAATGAATACCTTACGTTATCTATGTTATTATCATCACTCATCTTGTTCCTGCTTTTGTTGCTATAAAATCAACTCCTTGTGCATGTGTAAAAGTAGTTCCTGCAGGTACTTTTATATTGGCTCTTATATATCTGCCAGATTTTCTTACAGGATTCAATCCACTTGCATTTTGAGTTACTGATGTTGATTCTGTTTCATCATCTGCAACTCTTTCTCTTGTTTTAACTGTTAATGTAGAGTTTCCATCTACTATAGGTCTAACACCTGTTATATTAGCTCTAAGTCCAGGAAAAGGTTCTAGTTCTGCTGTTTCTATTTCACATTCATTAGAATTACCTGAAAATATAGCTGCTTTAAAATTTTGATCTATAGCTCCTAAGAACATTTGACCACCATTCCAATAATCTGTATCTAATGCAGCATTAATATCTTCTAAGTTTTCAGATATAATATCCATTAGCTCAACTGTAAAAGCTCCTACAAATTGTGGAAATATTACACTTGTTTGAGCTTCTGCTAATGACCATTTTTTAGTTGCATAGTTATATATAATAATTCTATCACATAATCCTGATGCACCTGTGTTAGCTTTACTTGGATATGCCCACATAGCTAATTGATTAAATGGATCAGTAGCTGCTTTAATTCTATCTGTATATGCTTTATTAAGATCAAGATCAAAAAATCTATTAACTTTTTCTGCACCAATAGGTGAAATACTATCACCACTTAATTGATAAAATCCATCATCAGAGTAAAAGAATACTTGTCTGTTATCTTGACAAACTGTTTGTCCATAAACAGCTCCTCTATTTGGAGATATAACTGATAATCTAAATACTACAGCTCCACCAACATAGTCCATACGTATAATTTGATTTTGCCTAAATACATAACCAATTTCACCTGATGTAATAGCTACTATCTGTCCACCAGATCCAGGTAAATCTTGAGAATCTGATTGTTTACCTGACCATGTAGCTAAATCATTAATACCTGACCATTGTATTCTATTAGTATTATTTGTATGGTTACCTGTAATAAAAAAATCTCGAACAACACCTGAAACTCTAAATGTAGGTAATGATCCTGCTGTAACTATAGAACTTAGATTAGCAAAGTTTGTAGATGTTCCCATTAGATAATATTGTGGTGCATCTACTCCATTACTTGCAATTACATAATTACCAAATTGTGTAAATGTCCAAAAGTCTGTATCACCACCTGTAAGAGATCCTTTTCTAGATGTAAATGTACCTGATGCTAATTGATATATATTAGAATTAGTTGCAACAAAGTTAAAAATATTATTAGAATTATCTCTAAATGAACCTGCACCTCTTGCATTTGTACTTGTTGTATTTGTACTATAACTAACTAAAGATGGAAATCTTTTGTAAGATCCCATTGCATGATATACATTAGTTGCTACGTTAGCTCCCTGTTTCAAATGTTCAGGTTGATCAGGTAGCCATTCTCCAAAAGGTACTTGCATTATCTATTCCTATAAAATGATAAATCTGTTTGTACATCTGTTCTTTGTGTAACAGGTGCACCACCATATGTATCTTGTCTGTCGTTATTTTCACATCTTTCTAATGCTGTAGAATACATCTGTAACCATTGTCCTAATTGTTGTTGATCTATTCCACCAAGAAAGTTAGCTGCATGATATAAAGAACCATACAAATATATAGCTGGATGTTTACTTAAAATATAATTTGTTGTATTTGAATCACTAAGTGCTCCGATAGCTTTATAATAAGATAACTTACCAGTATAGCTAATGTCAGGAGCAGGACCGAACCTAAATTTTTCCACTTCATTATCACTCTCCAATGTGTAAGCTCTTGGTCTACCAGTTCTAGATCCACCTCTAATTTCAAACATATTATGAGGTGTTATATATTCTAATGGATATTTAGTAGATGATTGTAATATATATAAAGATCTAACAGCTAAAAATCCTGTTGGTACTGTTACTTGTTCAGCATCAATAGTAATATCATCTTGCTGTTCCATTTGTCTTATTCTTAACTTAGCATTAAAGTCAGCTTCAGTTAATTTTATAAAGTCGTCCTGTATCTCAGTTGTTAAATCTGATCTATTTAAAAAATTAGCAATTGATGCTTTTAATTCTGAATATGTTGATAATGCCATCTAGCAATTCCACTTTCTTAATGATTTATTAATTCTTGAATTTGGATCTCTTGCTGTTTTTGCAGATGTAAGTCTACGTTTCATACCTTTCATTCTAGCACAAAATGACTTACGTCTTTTAGCAGCTTTAGATCCTTTTTTTAATTTTGATGGTTTTGTTGTTACAGCAGTTTTTAATTTAGATCCAGGATTAGCACGTCTATATGATGCTACTCCTTTTCTATTAAGTCCACCAGAAGGATTCTTACCTTCTTTACGTTGCCATGCTGGTGATTTAGCCATTTTTGTGTACCTTTTGAATTTTAAATTTAGCTGTTAAAGATCCACCTTTATGTGCTTTAAACTTACCTGAATGTTTCATTAGTTTATAGCTACTGCCTTTTTTCATCCAATGAAATCCTTTAGGGGCTTTTACTGATTTAGTTATCATCTTTTCTTAGCAGTTTTAGCTGCTCGTCTAAATTGTTTTGCAGTAGGAGCACCTTTTGATCCTGGTTTTCTCATTTTTTCTCCTGACCCTTTTTTAATTCTTCTACGCTTAGCATGTATGTTAGCGTATAATCCTTTTTTCTTAGCCATTATAAGTTCCCTTCTGCTGTTCTAAAATATCTAAACTCATTACTATTAAGTTTAGTTCTCATTATTTTTCTTTGTATTTCTTTTGGTAAAGCAAACCAATTGTTACTACCATTGTATTCTTTTGCCCAGATCTGTAGCACTAATGGTGGTACACTAGCCACTCGTTTCATTTCTTTGGCTTTAGACAAATATCCAGTATCATGATTATAAAGCTCTTTATTTCTTTTCAACAAAGGATTTACATCTTGTTGATTATTAATAGTTAGCTTACCATCTGATTCTTGTATATACTTAGTCTTTATTCCACCATCGTATTCTACAGATCGAACTTTTCCCATTACTCTGTCAATTCAGTTACGTATAAATTTACAGATCCTATTACAGCAACTTTTTCACCTTCAGATACTTTAAAGTATTCTGATGATTTTGCTTCTAAAAATATTTTAGTATTTGCTGCTGTAGGATTTACTCCAAACTCAATATGACAATCAGCATCTGGTGCAACTCTAACATATTCTATATTAGATCCAAATGCAGATGATTGAGCTGAAGATCCTGATGAAGTAACTTTTTGTGTAGT